AACGCCTCGTTGGGTATGACTTCTAACGAGCGTTCCGGCAGGGCTATTTTGGCTCGCCAGCGCGAGGGTGACGTTGGTACTTACCACTACCAAGACAACCTTGCGCGGGCTGTACGGTACGTTGGTCGGCAGTTGGTTGACCTAATCCCAAAGATTTACGACACGCAGCGGATTGCCCGAATTATCGGGATTGACGGCGAGACCAAGATGGTCAAGATTGACCCGATGCAAGCCGAGCCAGTGCGTAAGATCCAAAATCAAGATGGCATTGTGATCGACAAGATCTACAACCCGTCTGTTGGCAAGTACGACGTAGTGGTTGCGACGGGTCCGGGGTACGCCACCAAGCGCCAAGAGGCACTTGAAGCGATGGCGCAACTGTTGCAGGGTAACCCACAACTGTGGGCGGTCGCTGGCGACTTGTTTGTCAAAAATATGGACTGGCCTGGAGCTCAGGAGATGGCAAAACGCTTTGCCAAGACGATTGATCCTAAGCTCATGGGCGACGCCGAGGATAATCCTGCTCTGCAAGCGGCAAATCAGCAGATGCAAGCGATGGCGGCAGAGTTGGATCAGCTGCACCAGATGTTGCAAAATGTCGGCAAGTCAATGGAAGCGCAAGACATGGAGCGCAAGGATTACGAAGCTAGGATTAAGGCGTTTGACGCTGAGACTAAGCGGATTAGCGCAATCCAAGCGGGTATGACTGAAGAACAGATCCAAGACATTGCAATGGGTGTGGTTGCTGCGGCTATGGAATCACAAAGTATGTTAATGCCTGAGATGCGTGAAGAACCTGCACCAATGAATATGATGCCTGAGCAAATGATGCCGCAACAAGGGATGATGGAATGAAAGCCTGTGATTTTGTAGGTTTGCTGTTCTTAGGGCGGGATGTAGCCCATAGCGTACACCTGAACACCCGCAGTTACAGCAAGCACAAGGCGTTGCAGAAGTTTTACGAGTTGATCATTGAAGCGGCAGATGATTTTGCCGAAGCATATCAAGGACGGCATGGGTTGATTGGCCCAATCACGTTGATGACTGCCAAGAAAACGACTAACATCATAGAGTTCTTGGAAGATCAGCTAAAAGAAATTGAAGCCTGTCGATACGAGGTTGTTGGCAAGACAGATATGTCTTTGCAGCAGTTAATTGACAACATCATTGAAATTTATCTGAGAACCCTTTACAAACTACGCTTTTTGGCGTGAGGTAATTATGGCTGCGACTTATAAGTATCTAACTGCCTCGACTAACGTCAAGCCGATGGCGGGTAAGCTCAAAGGCATCTTTGTGTCTGCGGCCAGTTCAACGCCAACGATCACGGTGTACAACAGCGCCGCTGCTACCACGACTGACACAATTGTTGGTGTGTTTACGCCAACGGGTGCGACCAGTTATGTGTTTACTGGCGACGAAGGCGGTGTGTACTTTAGCTCTGGCTTGTACATTGTGATTAGCGGAACCGTTGCTGCAACTGTGTTTTTCGAGTAAAGCATGGCAAATACTACGATTTCGGGTTTACCAGCGGCTACTACCCCGCTTGCGGGAACTGAAGTTGTACCTATTGTTCAAGACGGGGTAACCAAACAAGTTGCCGTCAGTAACATTAGCGGCGGCGGCGGTTCTGGCTCAGTAGTTGAAGTAGGAACCGGTGCCGGTCTTACTGGTGGTCCAATTACCACCAGCGGAACAATCAGTTTAGAGCAGACTACAGTTAATGCTGGAAGTTACACTAATACAAAACTAACAGTTGACGGATACGGTCGAATTACTTCCGCGTCTGATGGTAGTGCTGCCGTTACAAGCGTGACCGGAACTGCCAACGAGATTACGTCTAGCGGATCGTCTGCCGTTACGTTGTCGCTGCCTGCTGCGCTGACTTTTACGGGCAAAACCGTTACCGGTGGCTCGTTTACAGGCGGCGCGATTAACAACACGATGATTGGTAACACAACTCCCGCTGCCGGGACATTTACCACTGTTAATGCCACAAGCGGGAACATTACCGCTACACCGACTAGTGTTAACAACATCGTTAACAAGGCGTATGCGGACGCGGTTGCATCTGGTTTAACGTTTCACGAAAACTGCAACTTAGCGACTACTGCGGCGCTGCCAACCTGCACATATAATAACGGCAGCTCTGGTGTTGGGGCTACGCTCACCGCTACCGCTAACGGGCTGTTGAGTGTTGACTCTGTTGCTGTTGTGGTCGGCAACCGGGTACTGGTAAAGAACCAGGCAAATCAAGCGCATAACGGGATCTATTCGGTCACTCAGATTGGGGATGGCTCAACGCCATTTATTCTGACCCGAGCAGCAGACTACAACACACCTGGCTCGACGTACCTCAACGTCGATGCTGGCGACTTTATGTTGATCTTGACCGGAGCCACGAACGCAAATACCTCGTGGGTTCAGACGGTCCTGCCTCCAATCACGATTGGCTCTACAAATCTTGTTTTTGTTCAATTTGGCGCTGGCACCGTTATTTATTCAAATGGTACTGGGTTGGTGTTGTCTGGCAACCAGTTCAGTATCGACAACACGTCAGTAACGTCTGGCAGTTATGGTAGCGGGTCTCAGGTCCCTATAATTTCTGTTAACGCTCAGGGACAACTAACAGCAGCGGCAAATACCAACATTGCGATTGCTGGCTCCCAAATTACGTCTGGAACTGTCAGCATTACTAATGGTGGCACTGGCAAAAACTCGCAGCAAACTGCAATTAACGCGCTAGCCGGAGCGGTAACTTCTGGCTCATATTTGCGTGGAAACGGCACAAATGTGTCAATGTCCACAATTCAAGCAAACGATGTACCGACGTTAAACCAAAACACAACCGGAACCGCATCAAATGTAACTGGCGTAGTTGCTATTACTAACGGCGGTACAGGCCAAACTACTAAAAACAATGCTTTGAATGCTTTGTTGCCAACTCAAGGCGGCAGCGCAAATTTTTATCTTAAAACCGACGGCACTAACACATCCTGGTCTCCGGCCAGCGGCGGCGGTTCGGGGACTGTTACATCAGTTTCTGTTGTATCTACAAATGGTTTGGCCGGTACGGTAACAAACGCATCAACAACTCCAGCAATTACGCTTTCCACTACTGTTACGGGTATTTTAAAAGGAAACGGGACAGTAATTAGTGCGGCTACTGCCGGATTAGATTATCTTGCACCGCCTTTAGGTACTTCTATTCTTAAAGCAGGTGGCGGAGGGTCGCTTGTAAACGCGGTTGCGGGTACGGATTATCAAGCCCCAATCAAGTTAACCACAACAGGCACAAGCGGAGCGGCTACTTTTGTAGGCAACACGCTTAATATTCCGCAGTACACTGGCGGCAGCGGTGGCGGCGTATCAAGTGTTGGCTCAGTGTCACCAGTTACATCAACCGGGGGATCAAATCCGTCAATTGGTCTAGAAGAATCCTATGGGGACACGCTTCCCCCATACGCAAGTAAAGCTGCAAATCAATTTCTTGCGTCCCCCAACGGTTCGGCAGGCGTCCCGTCATTTAGGGCAATTGTTCCGGCAGACATTCCAACGCTTAATCAGAATACGACAGGCACGGCTTCCAATGTGACCGGATTGGTTGCAACCTCAAAAGGCGGCACGGGGCTAACGTCATTTACGGCTAACGGTGTTGTTTATGCCAGTAGCACAAGCGCGTTGGCTACTGGGTCTGCGATAACGTTTAACGGAACAAACCTTCTTGTAGGAACTACTACTACTTACGGAAATGGGCGTATTCAATTAGGTGGTGTAACCACTAGCGCTGGAAGTGCAGAATTTTTTGTTGGACGCTCTGGGGTAACTGAATCTGATCTTGCCGGATACGGAGCAAGCATTCAACTTCAAAACGTAACAAACACTACTGCTTGTCTTATTCAACAATATAGCAATAACATTCAGTTTTTTAACTATACCGGGGGTGGTTGGAACGAACGGATGAGAATTGACTCATCCGGCAACCTTGGTATTGGTACAGTTTCGCCTGGATCTAAACTTGACGTTAAAGGAACGCTGCGGCTTTCAGGAACTACATCGGGTTATGTAGGGTTGGCTCCTGCGGCGGCGGCTGGGTCAACTACTTACACACTTCCAGCAGCGGACGGAACTAATGGTCAGTTATTGTCTACTAATGGAAGCGGAACGCTTTCATGGGCTAGTGCTAGTGGTTCAGGAACGGTTACTAGCGTTGGTCAAACATTTACCGGCGGTATTGTTTCGGTTACTGGCTCTCCGGTTACAGGCTCTGGAACGCTGGCTCTGACTGTTGCGGGAACTAGCGGCGGTATTCCATACTTCTCAAGTGGCACCACTTGGGCATCCTCGACTGCATTGGCCGCAAATGCACTAGTTATCGGAGGCGGTGCTGGTGCTGCTCCGGCAACGACTACGACTGGGACTGGGGTTCTTACATTTTTGGGAACGCCATCCAGCGCTAATTTGCTTTCGGCGATAACTGATGAAACCGGCTCTGGTTTGCTGGTCTTTAACAATACGCCAGCACTAACTAACCCGACCGTCACAAACTACACCGAAACGCTGTATTCAGCCAACTCAAGTACATCATTCACTGTGAGTTTGGCGAATGGTACGGTTTATAACATTCAACTTACTGGTAGCCCCACGATTACAATGCCGGCGGCAGTTGCTGGGAAATCATTCATTATGATGCTGTATCAAGATGCTACTGGTGGCCGAACGGTTACATGGTCAACGGTTGTCTGGCCCGGAGGTACCCCGCCGACGATTACTAGTGCCGCAAACAAAAGAGATATTTTTTCATTCTTCTCTGACGGTACTAACTGGTACGGAACCACTATTGGACAGAACTACTAATGTTTGCTGCATCTAAATCAGCTAAAGCTGCGGCTGCGGCTGTCACAACTGACCCCTCTTTTGCCTATGTCCCGCTGCTGTTGAATACAACTAGCACGAATGGGCAGCAAAACAACACGTTTTTAGACTCTAGCAGCAACACATTCACCATCACCCGCAACGGCACACCGACGCAGGGTTCGCGCACTCCGTATTGGACTGCTGGTCAATGGAGCAATTATTTTTCATCCAGTTATTTGAGCGTTGCGGATAGTGCAAGCCTAAGATTCGGAGCGGCAAACTTCACAATTGAGGCTTGGGTGTTTCGCACGGCATCCGGAGCAACACACACAATTGCTGCCAAAGGCGCCTCAACCCCGACGGGGTGGGTGTTTCAAATAAGTTCTGCTGACAAGCTGGTGTTTATTGACACTTCAACAAGCATAACTGGAACAACAAGTCTTTCGGCAAACACTTGGTATTACGTCGCTGTTGTTCGTGCTGGAACTGGTTCAAATCAAACAACTTTATATGTCAACGGAGCGTCTGACGGGACTGGCACGTCAGCGACTACGTTTAGTCAAACCGACGCAATGCGAATCGGAACAGATAGAAGCGCGGCAAACAATTTTGCTGGTTATATCTCAAATCTGAGATTGTCAAATACAAACCTAACGATTTCATCAACCCCAACGACTCCGTTAACCGCTTCAGGCAGCACAATTTTTTTGTCTTGCGGATACAACCGTTTTGTTGATGGCGCATTGAATAGCGCAATTACTATTGGAACAGGCACCCCAACCGTCCAAGCATTCCAGCCGTTCTCCCCAACGGCATCGTACACCACTGCTCTGTATGGTGGGAGCGGGTACTTTAATGGTAGTACGGATTATTTGAGTTCTTCTACTGCTTCAACTGTCTTGCAGTTTGGCTCCAATCCATACACGATTGAAGGTTGGGTATATCAGACTTCTAGGTCTGGTACGCCATTTATTTGCGGAGGAGTTTTTTCTGGCACCGGACTTCAGGTAGCAATAGATGCATCTGGGTTTATTTATGTTTCAATTCCGGGCGTAGCAAATTTAGCAGCAGCAACAATCGCAATCCCATTAAATGCGTGGACTCATTTTGCTTGCGTAAGGTCAAGTACGTCTGCTGGTGGTTTTACATATTATATAAACGGAGTAGCTGCGGGAACTCCAACGGATGCAAATAACTACTCCGGGACAGCTACTACATTTAATGTTGCAACAACAAACAATAGTTCTCTTTATGTGCTTACCGGTTACATCTCCAATTTCCGTATTGTCAAAGGCACCGCAGTCTACACCGCAGCATTTACCCCACCCACCTCACCAGTAACGGCAATCACAAACACCAGTCTCCTGCTCAACATGACCAACGCAGGAATCTACGACGCCGCCGTGCAGAACGATATGGTCACGGTTGGAGATGCCCAAGCGTCAACCACGCAATCTAAGTGGTCGCCAACAAGCATGAAATACGATGGTACTGGCGACTGGTTAACGGCTATTGATGGTCCTCAGCTTCAGCTTGGCACTGGAGATTTTACGATTGAAGGTTGGGTGTATCTATCAGCAATTAGTGTTGCGTATGGAATCATAAGCAAAGGCACAGCAACAACTGGGTGGTCGGTTAACGTCACCGCTTTAAACAAACTGCAATTTAGTTACACTGCATCTGTTCTTACTGGGGCGACATCTCTAGCCACTGGTACTTGGTATTATTTTGCCGTTGTAAGGTCTGGAAGTGCAACAGGAAACTTAAAAATTTATCTTAACGGAACCGCAGATGCTACAAGCGGCGGTGCTGTAACGGACAACTTTAACCAGACCAGTATTTTATATGTCGGCGCAGATCGGATTGGGTCCAGCGCTTTGAACGGCTATCTGCAAGACGTTCGGATAACGAAAGCCGCTCGCACCATCACAGCATCGCCAACCGCAGCATTCCCAACGAGGTAACCATGCAAATCGCTAACCAAGACCTCATCATCAAAGACCATACCGAGTGGTTCCCCAACACATCCTTCGGTGAGCGTGGGCCTTCTGTGGATTGGATCAAGTCAGAGGGCTATTATGTCATCACGGTGTGGAAACCCTACGACCACGCAACAGAGAAGCTGGTACCTGCCGCGCCTCACCTGCATGACGATATGTGCTGCATCGTTGACGTAGAGCCACTTACCCAAGAGGAGCTTGACCAGCGAGTAGTGACGCAGTGGCAAGTGATCCGTACCCAGCGCAACCAGATGCTCAAAGATACGGACTGGACCCAAGTAGCGGATTCCCCAGTTGACAAAGCTGCATGGGCAACTTACCGTCAGGCGCTGCGAGATGTTCCTGCTCAAGCGGACCCATTTAATATTGAATGGCCTATTTTATAAAGTATGTGTAAGATAACCGTACCGGCGCGGTTCACCGGGGGATCTCAGGATTCACAATGACCGAAGAAGTAGCGATTGAAGCGGAAGTAGCGCCCGCGCCGGAACTGGAAGTCACGGCGACTCCAGAACCTGTAGATACGCCGGAAGTTGCGCCCAAGACATTCTCGCAAGAGGAACTTGATGCAGCAATCCAGAAACGTCTTGCTAGAGAACAGCGAAAGTGGGAGCGTGAGCGTCAAGCACCGCCGCCCGTTGCCGTTGATGTCCCGCCTGTAGATCAGTTTGATTCGGTTGATGCGTATGCAGAAGCCAAAGCAATCAAGCTAATTGAGCAGCGT